GGAAGGCGAAGCGAGACGTACCGAACCGCTCGATAAAGCTCGTATCCCAAGATGTCGTCGAAATAGCTGGCGATTTCGACGGTCTCTCCAGTGCCGTAGGACCGAAGTGGAATCCAAGCGGTAGCAGCGACAGGAGTTGCAATCGTCGGTTGTCCGTTTTGACAGTCGAAGTTCCAACTCTTGAACCCCTGACTGCTGGAATAAGTCGCCAGCGCGGTCTGCGAGACGTACCAGAACGGATTTCCTCCGGCATCGGTGCCAGTTTGAGCGACAATGCCGTTCGCTAGACAAACATCGTACTGAGCCTCCGAGATGTAAAAGACGGCTTGAGAGCCTTCGATTCCTGATGAGGTGATGTCCTTTGGGAACTCGATTCCGAGAGTTGAATCAGTCGGAGTTCCTCCAGCGGAGAATCCGCTAATCGGACACGCGACCTCACCAAGACAAAGCGGAATCGCTCGCGTCCATGATCGAACGGTCCACTCAAGCAAGTTCCACAAGAACGCACTCTTCGGAATCTTGTGAAAGAATGCTCCGTTGAGCGTGTAGTTCGCAGCGTCAGCTTGCGGGACATACGGAAGATTGAAGTACTGGTCAACGTCACGCCACCGGATCTCGGCCAAGTGCGCTTCATCGAAGCCAGAATGTCCGGTGATGCTTCCAGTCCACGGTGCAAGACCTGCCATCGTCGGGACGTTGATGTCTTTGAAGATGTCGTCAGCGACGAGCGACGGGATCTCGGTCGTCGTCTGAACGGGAAGCTGAAGCGTTTGGTTTGGTTCTCCGGGTATGCGTACGGATGCGTCAACTCCGTTTGGTCCACCCCACTTGTTCAGCCAAAAGTCGGACCCGTGGACGTTCTCGGTTACCGGATCATTCGGGTCTGTGGAATAGACCCGCTCCAAGTTTGCATCGAATACGGACGCAGAGAATCCCCACGGTCCACCGGCTGGAACATACCCGCAATCAACCGCCGGAAAGTAGTCCGCAGAGATGGTCGCCAGATTCGGGAAAACGTACTGATACCAGTCCGAGACGCTATTTGCCGGATTCTGGAGGTAATAGACTTTTACCCCCGAAGTGTATCGAGTGTTTGCCCAACTGCCGGACCCAAAATCTATCCCCTGAGATTCGGTCCAAAGCTCAAACTTGTTTGCCGTTCGCTCGTAGTTCGGAAACTCGCTCATCGCGTTGGCATCGAAGTTGGTGATGCCAACCGAAGTCGCAGCGCGGACCATCAACCCAAGAGGAGTCAAAGCGACCTTTGAAACTTTCTCCTCTGGAACGTCCACAACGTCATCGTAAGCGTTGAGGAATCCCTCTTCGACCGCAACCCGCCGTCTCAGTGTCCGCATCGTCTCAAACCAGTCTGGCTCGTTGCCAGCGGTCCAAGCAGTCGGAGACATTGGACTCAGCAGATTCTGCGTCCAGAACTCCGCCGGATAGATCGTCGAGAAGTACGCGAGCGATGGACTGATTTCCCAATACGGAACCGAGTTGCTAGTGAAGAAGACGTTGCAATCGACCGGATAGATGCGAATCGCAGTGTTGCCTTCCACCGTCCGCAATCCGAGCGCACCGGCAATTTGCTGCACTTCGATTCCAAGCGAGCGGAGGGTCTCAACGAAGGTCTGCGTATCCCGAAAGACCTTCATAAAATCCGCACTGACGGCACCACTTAGCGTCGAGTAGATTTGCACTCGCGCTCGACCCCAAGTGAAGATCAGATCGCCAATCGGAGTATTCGCGTCTTCTGGATCGCCGTAAACGTCAGGATACGTTTGACGGATATCGTACGGAATGAATGGGTCGTGCCATCCTCCGCAAGCTCGGAACCATTGGAGCAGAACGAATGGGTTTGCGACATTGTTTGCGCGAGCGGATCGCTCATGCGCGACAAACTGCGGGACCGGCCAATCGTAGATTGGAGGTCCACCGGCAAAGTAAGGAACGTCTCCAACGAAAAACGGGAAGAAGTACTGGCAATCCGCGCCGTTGGGCCAAGTCGTCGCCCAAGATCCATCGGCTTTCCTGCGGAATGAGCGGCAACCGTAAGGAGCAATTGTCTCGCGTTGTCCAGAACCGTCTGGAAGCTGGAGAATGACCGTCGCGATATTCTTGCTGAGATTGTGAACCCGCCAGCAGTCAAACCGCTGGTAGGTGTTCAGCACTCGGAACTCTCTTGGACCTTTGAGAACGATTTCCGCAACACCCACTCTGTGTTTGTGTATGCGTCCGGGTGGAAGTGTTGGAATCTCAGACCCAAGACTCCCGCGAACGTATGAGTTAAGCGCACCGTTTTCATCCCAACCCAAGTGAACATCATACGAGATGCCGTCGATCTCTCGACGCAGAAGCTCAAAAGAATAATGGATCTTTGCAACATCGCAGGAGAACGACTCGCCAGCGAGCGGGTATCGGTCAACGTAGACCTGCCCACCAGCAGCGTCTAGATGCGCGTTCTCAAGCTTGGAAAGCTCGACGTAAGCATCCGCTTGATTGTAGTTCAGAGTCCCGCCAGTGTTGCCATCGAGCGTGTAGGTGTAGTCAACGCCATACGGAACTAGCAGACCAAAATCAAAGTGCGCCGGCTCATCGTACGGACGCTTGGCAACCTTCGGGCTTTTGCCGTCTAAGACTCTTGAAACCTTCTGGTCAAAACGAGAATACAACCCATTGAGATTGGACGCATTGAACATCCGATCTCGTTTGTCTCTCGCAAATGGCATAGTTCAATAGAACCAAGAATCTTCCGAAGTCTGAACTACTGTCCTTCCCACCGGCTGCTTGAGCTTGAGCACAGTCCCGTTCGGAGTCTGCTCAATGGCTTGATCTGGTCCAGCGACCAACTGGATCTTGCGAACTACATCAATCAGTTGATTGATGGCGCGAGCGTGTTCTGTCTTGAGTCCACGCTCTGCGACCTTAGCTGGAAGCGTTACGGCCATTAGATCTCACAGAATTGAGCGAAGATCTTGACTGGATTGGTGACCGCTCGGACATACAGAGCAGCGTCAGTTCTCGGAATCAAGATGAACTCCTGTGGCGGAATCTGGAATGGATAAGGAGTCGATTGTCCAACATAGACCGAGTTTTGGAGGTCCATGTTGTAAATCAAACACTTGTAAGGCAAAGACAAGTCAGAGGTAATTCCCAAAACCTCATCGCTGGTTCCAACGTCTTGGGTCGTCTGCCCCATGTCTCGACCAGTCATGTTGACGGTCGCGGACCATGTTTGCGAATTAATAGATGCTCCGTCTTTGGAAGCATACAACCGCGCCGACATTTGGATCTCGTTTGCCATAAGATGAAATCCTTAGATCTCGCAGAACGTGGACTGGATCGTCACAGCGGAAGTGTCGGCTTTGAGATAGAGAGTCGCGCTGACGTAAGGCATCAATAGCGTTTCGCCAGCCGGAATTCGCATCGTGTACGTTCCAGAAACAAAACCCATCTCAACGAAGTTAGAGTTGTCGAGATTGGATATCAACAGCTTGTAAGGCGAAGTGACATCAACCGGAACGTTGAGAGCTTCGACAGTGGTTCCGATCAACTGAGTCTGAGAACCCATGTCGGTTCCAGCCATCGTCGCGGACTTGGTGTAGGTTACGGACGGAAGGTAAGCTCCGTTTTTGCTCGCGTAGAGACGCGCCGTCATTTGGATTTCGTCAGCCATGTTTGTTCAGGATGGGGGGTTGTAAGGATATGCGAAAAGATCCCAAGCGGCAAACGTCCAAGTCTCGTTCCGCTCCACTTGGTTAGTCTTGATGATGAGGCTTGTCGAGTCGTTTGTCTTGAGCCAAGACCAAGCTGTGCCGTCTGGAGTCAGATTCGGGTCAACCGGAGGTCTCGGCATCATTGTGCGGACTGAATCTGGAAAACCATTCCGAGCAGCCAGCACTTCGCCAGAATAGACTGACGAGATAATCGGGGGAGTCGCCGGCAAACCGTTACGAGCCGAGAACGACGAAATCCGAGTCAATGAGACGCGAGAGGTTTGGAACGAATCTTGTCCTCTGGAAAACTTGATTACAAGTTGGTGAGCCAATGGGAATTGGCCTTCTGGGAATATGTTTGCAGGTGTAGTCACTCCGCCAACAGTGACTTGATTGAGCTTGTTGTTCTTAGGGTCTTCTCCAGCAAGCTTGATTGCAGCGTAATAGTCAGCCTCCGTTATGTTTGCAGCAAAGTACGTTTGAACCCATTTCTTTGCCTCAGCCCTTACTGCTGGCAAAGCAAACAGAGAAGCGTCGATGTACTCAGTGCGGAACTCAAAACGAACTGATGGTTCTTCTTGAAGTGGATCGACGGGAGCAGTCGGACTGTTCGGGTCAATCTGCGATCCAGCATAAGTGACGGTCGCTTCCGAGTAAGGTCCGTCTTCGTTGATCTGGTATTTGCCGCCAGCATTGACCCAATCAATAGAAGCAGCGCGGAGAGCGTCTTTGCTTCCACGGTATTTGTAAGTGATGTAACGACCAGTGCCATCACCGTTGTTGTACTGGCGAGAGACTTCGATGTAAGCAAGACCTCCGAGTGAACTGTACAGCGTCGGCTGAGGAGCCGGAGTGCCTATGCTTGTCGGATAAAGCGTTGAGGTCTTGATCGTTGCCATATCAGTCTCTCGAAATCACTTGAGCGGTTTTCTCAGTACTCTTTGCGATTTGCTTCAACTGCAAAGTCTGTTCAATGGCTTGCTTTATCGCTGTATCTTGAGCGGTCTGAAATCCAGTAAAACCGCCAATGCGAGCAAGCGAATCTTGAGGTCCACCAAGTGAAAACTTGTCTCCCCTAACCGCCGCAAGAATGAGTTCCGGCGGAATGAATCTGTCTCCAGCTTTTCCTGTTAGACCACTAGCCGCTTCACTTATCTTCTGCTGATCTTTCCCAAGAAGACGAGATGATCCAGAAGCGAGATCAAGTGCAGTTGCCAAAGGAGCAGTTGCTACCTTTGAAGCAAAAGCAGTTGCTTGTCCTGCTGTTGTTAGACTAAAAAGATCAAAAGCAAGCTTAGTGATATTGATGGAAGCGTTTGTCGCTTCGACTGATTGAACTTGAAGCTTCTTAATCAGAATATCCATCTGATCGTTGAACTTCTCAATGTTCTTGATGTCTTCAGCTTTGAAGAGATCAATTGGACCCAAGTCTTTGACCGTTCCAGCAGCCATTGCTGCTTTGGTCAACTTCAAGCCAAGAAGGTCAGCCGCAGCAGCCATCAACTCAGCGTTGTTCTTATTGGCATTGAGCTTTTCACCCAATGCGACGAGAACTTGCTCGCTTCCTAACGACTTGTCAGAAAGCTGTTGAACGCTCATTCCAAGCTTCTCAAATGCCGCTCGCTGCGCTCCTTCGGTTGATATTGCAGCGGTTCTGGCATCGTTGATACGAGCAATCGCAGAGGCTACGGATTCAAACTTCACCCCATAAAGCTGTGCAGCCATTTGGAGTTTTTGAACATCATCGGTTGAGATGTTGAGTTGATCCGCAAGCTCTCCAACTCTATCGGCTGCTTGTGCTACAGAATGAGCGAATCCGGTTACAGCAGCGACCGAAAAAGCACCGGCAAGACGGCTGGTAACCGCACTCTTGAAGCTGTTCCCAAACTTTTCACCAATACTTTGGGCGCGTTTAACGCCCATCTCAAACGCTGTTGAGTCGATTCCAAGCTTAACGAGAAGTGAAAGAACGCCCATATCAGTTCATCGCTTGCCAGATTGCTTCGCTATTGTCGTCCCACAACTGAACTTGTCCCATCATTTCAGCGTGAGCCAGAATAAGCCTCTCAGCATCGCCAAGAGGCATCTTGATTGCGTCATCAGGTGAAATACCGATGTTAAGACATCCGACAAGCACTCGCTCGGGCCATGGCATCGCGGGTCGCTTTGACTTAGTGCCAGCCTCAACCAGCACTTCAGGAGCGGTCGATTGATCTTTGAGCCAGAGTTGAAACTTGTCCGACTCGGCAAACAAGTTGAGCTTGGCGATACGCTTTCCCCACAACCAGAGGATAGCGTCTCGCCAGAACGACTTGATGGATTTGATTGATTCCAGCGGAGACTGTGAGCAAACAAGCACAGCTTCCACTAGATCGCTTGGTGTAATCTCTCCACCTAAGACATACGGAGAGCGGAGACGTTGCAAGACTATCGCGTGTCCTACAGTGTAAGGCACAAGACGAACCCCAAGCACCGTCGGTGCAGTGGGGCCAGTCTCTGCGAGAATCTTTGCAAGATCTGCCACAGATTACAGCGTGAAGACGGCAGCGTTGCCGAGCAGTGACGGGTACTTGGTCACAGTGACAGTGACCATGGCTTTTCCGCTGCTGGTGAACTTGACGCTTCCTCCGCCGGAATAAACGTAATCTCCGTCGATGCTCACTCCACCAATGGTGACACCATCACTGGAAGCAATCGTCGCGTAGCCGTTAACCGCAGGAAGACCGGCGGCAAGCTTGGCTTGAGCAAAAGTGGCGGCAGACGGAATGAACGTCACGTTGAGGCTGATCCGCTCGTTAGCGGAGACCTGCGCGACGACTTCGCCGGCAGAGTTCTTGATCTGCTCAACGTCGGCCTCATGGGTCGCGTCATAGCTCTCAATCGTGCTGATCGCACCAGTGGTGAGAGCCACTCCAGCAGGAGTGTAAAGAGTGATGGTGCCTTTCGCTCCATAGACTAGAGCGAGTCCTTTTGAAACTGCCATGTTGGTTGTTGGTTAGGTTGCGTTTGCTGCTGCGAAAATTGTCATGGATCGAGTGAAAGTTCTAGCTCTTTCACTCGTATCAGTAATCCCGAAGTCCACCGGAACCGCGAACTGTGCGTTGTATCCACCAGCCGGATCGTTGTCGTCAGCGTTCAGTTCCAAGATGTTGTCGTCAACGTAAAGGTATTGAAGGAGATTCTCGAAAATCTGAACCACTGCAAGCAAGTGATCCTCTGACGTATCGTCCGCGCTCAACTGAAGCACAGCGGAGACATCGACTTCACAAGTGCGATCCAGCGGATGAACCGGCACCGCAGTCGAAGCCCTCACAACAATGCGCGGAAAGTCCGGCATCTGGTCTTCCAAGTCTGGATCGTTGAACGCGCCGTGACCGTAGCTAGTGAGACAAGCAGGAGTCCCAAGCGGAGACGCAGACCAGTCTTGAGCCGCAAGCCAGTCGGCCAACGCTCGTTCAGTGCGGAGAGCAACAGCGTTCATCGGACAACAATCCCTTTCGACTCAAGACCATCGGAAGCTTCTTCAAGTTTGGCGCGAATGTGGATCTCAAGCTCTTTGGCTTCGTCATCATACGCTTGCTGCATTGCTTTGGCGTAGATGGCTTCAACGTTGCCAACTTGGTTGTCCGCAAGACCGATGTTCATGCGGACGTAGCTAGACGGAGAGAAGCCAGCCTTCGCGTTGTAAGCGTAAGCAGACGATCCGCGATGCATCGCAACGTTCTCCTGCGGCAGTCCGTACTGGTTCGCAAGATTGATGAGAGCTTGATTGCCAGCAACGGATCGGACACCAGCGGAACCCTTACGAGCGCGACGAGTGCCACCAAATTGAGCGAATGACGGAGAGAGCTTCTTGATCGCTTTAGTCACGCATGACTTGAGGTAACCAACGGAACCAGCAGCGCGACGACGCAAACTGGCTGCGGCATCAATCATTTCCTGTCCGTAAAGTCCGGGTTTTCCGGCTTTAGCGTTCTTCGCTTGAGCGATCAAGTGGACCACTCGCAACTGACGAGAACGACCCACTTTCTTGCCGGTCTTCTTGTCAAAGCGAGCCGCTCCAACCGGACGGTTGAAGTAATCCAAGATCTTGTTTCGAGCAGCTTGCGGAGACTTCGGCGGAAGCAAGCAGTAGAGTCGCAGCATCAAGTAGAATGTGCGAGCATTGACCGCTTCAGCCAAAGAGCGACGAGTCTTTGGGATGTACTCCTTCCAAGCAGCGTCAAACCGGCTGGTATCGACTGAGACGGTTGGAGTCATTTGGTCTTAGATCCAAGCTCAAGCGCATAGTACGCGCCGGAGCCATCCCGTTTGACCGACATGATCCGCAGTTGCCGTCCATCGTAGGTAACCAGACGGCCAACGACCGGAACCATCTTTCCGAAGGTCATCAAGAGGCGGTCAGTGTTCTCTTGCAGGATCAAGCTTCCGCTCTCTTGCAAGAGACGATCCGCGCTCGACCCAACATCCGCACTCCAGACCGTTGCATCCACGGTGACCAGAGTAGAGTCGGCCAATCTCCAGTCGGAGAACTTAACCAAGATGCGAGCTTGAACATTGTCTTGGAATCCACCGGAGATAACCGAGTTCGCGTCAGTTATTGCAGCCGGAAGACATCGCACCAGTTGTCCCTGCCACAAGAACGATGGATTGCCCATCGCGCTCTGGAGAACGCTCATCCCCAACTGGAGACTGGTGGCGATCAGGTTCACGCAGTGAAGTAGACACCGGAGACTACGAGTCGTGAAGTCGCTTGAAGATGACCGCCGAGACTGGAGGTCGTGCCGGTCTCAAACGCTGATAGTTCGCAATAGCTAGTCCCACCGATGACTTTTCCAATCAGAGCGGTCTTGGCTTGATTGGTTCCGTTGGTCAGCCACAGCGAGACGGCGGCATCGTAGGTCACTGCATCCGGCAATCCCAATCGGAGGTTTCCGGTTGAGCTTCCAGTCACCGAGTTGATCGTCAGATCCACGGTGAAAGTGGAGACAAACCCGATGCTCGTATGGCGAGCGGTATTGATCGTGAAGGCGAACGTGCGACCGCCACCGGAATCGGTCAGCGTAGGAACCCACGTTTCAGGAGCGACCAACGGCAACGCTGCGTAAATCTCGTCGAAGTTGGCATTGGCCTTCTGCCAGCTAGACCGGAGCGTATCCCCCGTGTTGTCGTTGGCGAGCGTTCCCGTGTTGATGACTTGTTGAGACATGATTAGTCCTTCGGCAGTGCGTACCAACCTTCCGCGAGCGTTATCCGGTTTCTAGAGCGCACAGAAACACCGTCCGCACCTTTGACCCACACTCGCACTCTGACGCTCTCGGCAAGCCTCACCGGCTCACCGTGAGGCACCATAACAACGCGAGTCCCGCAGCCACAGCTACTTACCAGCGCGATCAATGCGATCCAGAAGCTTCTTCCTAAGCTCTTGGTCTGGCTTCGCGTCTTCAACGGTGGGTGGGGTTTTCGCCAGACCAGTCAACCACTTCAAGAGAGCGGTGACGATCTGTTCGATAAAGTTCACTCGGACTTCGGCTTCTCGGCATCCTTTGCAGCGATGAGACCGACACCAGCGGTGACGGCAGCGATGGTCGCGGCAATGTCGAGGTTGGTCGTCGGGTCTCCGTCGAAAAGAGCCTTCAACGCTCCACCCACGGCAACCATGATCGCGCCGATACCGGCAGCAGTAGTTTTCCAGTTCATTTCTTGATAGCTTTGTACAGACCGATTGCGGCAGCGATAAAAGCCAACACAGCGGCTCCGAATTGGAACCACTGTGTTAGCTGCGGGATGAGTGAAACCGCACCAGCAGCGGCAGCGGTCGCTAGAGAGATTCCAACTCCACTGCTGTTGTTGGTGTCGGTTTGCATCACTCGGATTTCGGTTGGGCAGCGTTCTTGACCTTCTCGACCAGCGGCAGAGCAACGGCAGCGTTAGCAAGACCGCCGGCTTTAACCGAGATGTCGAGCAACTGAATGAGGTTGTTGGCTTCCTGTTCGGTCAGCGTAATGGTAAGTTCCATATTAGGCGACCGGAGCTTCAACGACCGGAGCTTCAACGTCAACCACCGGCGGCACCCACGGCAGCGGCAGACTCACCACCGGCGGGTTGATCTGGTTCTGGATCTGCGCGGTGACGTTCGCTTCGATGGCCGACTTGTCCACGCCGTTAGCGAAGCACCAGTCCAGCACCTGCTGCTCGGTCAGTTCGTTGTACGGAGTGAAGCTGCCAGTCGGCGCAGCGAAGCTACAGGATCCGTAGCAGGTTCCGCTGTAGCTGTCCTGCGAGCCGTTGCACCGCCAGTCGGCGTTAATCACAACGTCAGTGAGCGAGCCTTCTACGGGCTTGGTGAGAAGGCGTTCGATGATCCAAGAGATGGTGGGCATGGTGTTTTCTATTAGGCGACTTTGACGATGATCCGCGCACGTCCATCAGCATCGATGGCGATGACCTTTCCGACGGCCAGTTGGTACTGCTCAAACGTCGGGTTGCTGACCGCGATTCCTTTGATTCCGGCGCCATCGACAACCGGCACGATGTAGTCGCCAGCCTTCGCTCCGGTGACGTTGACAGGAACCTGACCGGCGAACGCGATACGGTCCACAAGCTGGCGAGCGGCTTCAAGCGCATCACCTTCCAAGCCAATGCCCCACTTGTCGTTTCCGACATAGGAAGGATCGGTCGATTTCACAACGAACGAAACCGCATCAGCGAATACGTTCGTCAGCTTTCCGTTCGTATCAATACCGGCGATATCGCCCTTCGATAGAACGAAGTCGCCAGCCTTCGTCATGTACTCGGCATAGTCAGCACCGGAGGCATTTACGGTTCCAGCAGCATTTATGGATCTTGAGGTTGCAGTAACCTTTTGAACCAAGAAAACGGTGTTTGCAGCACTTGCACCTGAAGCATCAGCGGCATAAGTGAGAGTCGAAACCGTTGCTGTAGACGGAGATTGGACATCGAGAATGATTGATCCAACCGCAACAGACTTGTAGATACAATTTCGAGAGCCAGTAGTCGTCCCAACCAACAAATTCCCACTGGTATCCAGCGTCATCGCCGTCGTGAACGTGGCATTCGCACCAGCGGCTCCAGCATTGCTAGGAGCATTCAGCCACAGATGACCCGATGTGGTTTGGAAATAACCTAGCGCAATCGCTCCGTTGTTCTTGTAATTGAACTGTCCGGTGGTTGAAGCGTAGGAATTGAAACCATAGAATGATGCAGCTCCGATCTGAGCGACAGAAGTCCACGCTCCAAGATCCAATCCTTTGATTCCAGTGCCATACGCACTCGGCGTAACTCCGATGCCGACGTTGCCGGATGTGTCGATGGTCATGCGCGTTCCATCTACTCCGCCGAATCGGTATCCAGTCGCTCCGGATTGCGCTCCGTAGAAATCGAACAGGCCGTCAGAACTGCTCCGACCGATGTCGTAGTAGAACGACGTATTGAATCCGAGACGCAGTTGATACGCAGAAGACGTATCGTAAGCAGTAAACTTGCGAACCGGACTTCCCCCCACCCCCAGTCCGGTGGAGTTCAGGGTCATGGCGAGCGTGGAATTGATTCCAAACGCCAAAGAGTTAAGCGACTGATCGTATTGCAGATATCCGCGATACGAATTTACACCAGTCGTTGATGTGGCAAAGAAGATATTACCAGTACCAGTAGCACTTGTAAGGATCGACTGGATTACATTTCCGCCAGTATTGGCAACAGTCAGTATTTCGTGCGGACTCGCCGTCCCAATACCCACCCGATTGTTCGCGCTATCAACCTTCAGCGTCGATGTATCCACCGTCAGGTCGCCGGTGATGGTGGCGGAGGCGAGCGTGGCGGTGCCGGATGCGCCGAGGAGCTGGTTCAGCGTCACCTTCTTCGTCGTGCCGGTTGCGGCCATCGACGTATCGGAAACGTCAACGATGACCAACGGATCGTTTGCCGGATCGGTGGAAGTCAGAATCGACGTTAGGGCTGTAATCTTAGAGTCGGGCATAGGTCGAGAGCGTTAGTCGGTTGAGAGTGAGAAAATGATCTTGGAAGCGTCTTCCTGCTGAACGAATGACGTGCCGTCCTCCTGCATCATCCAGCGGTCCATCGCGGGATAGATGACCTCGATGACATCATCAGATGTCGAGAGATTGAGTGACAGCGCGAGAGTCATTTTACGGGCGTGCGAAGTAGGCAATCACCGATCCGCTCGCAAGCTGGAAGCTGGATATCTTGCCAACAATCGTGAAGCCGGCAGGAATCGTCGTGCCACTCCAAGTGCCGGTTATTCCCTGACCGCTAATGGAGGTAAAGACGGCAGCGGACACAATCTGCAACGCGATGTATCCAGCGGACTGTGCGGAGGTTCCGGTGACCAGAGTGAACCCCTGATGACCCATTGAATCCTGCGTCGCAATATCGGTTTGAACGGCCATTTTGTTTTTCGGTTAGAGGGGAGGCCACCGAGATTTCCCAGCAGCCTCCCCAATTTTAACGGTTAACCTTTACGAACTTTCGGTGCTAAGGCTCCCTGAATCCACAGGACGAGCTTGCCTCCTTCGGGAACGGGAGCGGTGTTGAAGTTGTCGCGCTGGAGAGACGCATCAACTTCGGGACCAGAAACGAGCTTTGCTTTGCCGTTCTTGTCCACCGCAACAGTAGTCGCAATCCTCATGGTCTTAAGGATTAAGCGGTCACCAGAATCTCGGCTTGGGTAGCATCACCCACGCCGGCACCAAACATGATGTCGTAGCTGGCGTAGTGGCTGCGGGTGGCGCGGGAGTACCAGACCGACAGGAGCGCGGACAGACCATTGTTGGTCGTCACAACGCGCTGTTCAATGAACTCGCCAGCAATCATTCCAACCGGCAGACCAGCAGCGATGGCGATAGCGTCAGGACCGCAAATGAAACCGGCAGTGTTGGCAACGGCACCATTCCAACGGTTGTTCTCGGCAATCAGATCGAAGCCAAACTTTCCGTTGTTCAGCGCAGCGTAGCGACCATCGGGGAAGGTGTTGGTGGCGGCAGAGAACTGGAGGCGAGCGAGATGACCGCCATCCAGAATCAAGTTCTTGCTGCGGTAGTTCTTGGCGATAGCCAAGATCGCAGGAAGGTCGCTGGTGTCGAAGTTGGCAGCAGTGCCAATCGTCACAGGCGCGTCGTAGTTCGCAGCGATCAGCAGCGCGGTAACGACATCGGAAATGCCGTACGCGAACAGATCGGCGGAACCCTGAGCGAGATCGGCCAACTGGAACCCCTGATTGAGTTCCTGCTGGTTGATGCTGAAGCTCTTGGTGATCTGGTTAACCGAAACCGTCGTCGCGGCCAGAGTCGAATCGTCGTTCGTCTCGAAATTGCTGGTGTTGGTCTGAGCAGCGGAACCAGTCGTGAAACGCTTCACGCGAACCGTAGCGCGGGGACGGAGGTTATCCAGACCCACGTTTCGGCTGAAACCGTCGAGCATCGCAAGCTTGGTAGCGGCAACGGTGATAACGGCATCAGCGAGATAATCAACAACGAGCGTCGAGGTGAACGTGTTGGTGTTCTGCGGAGCGTGAATCGCGGACTGACGGATCAGTTCGCTGTGGTTCTCGATCAGGAACTTGCGACGCTCGGCACCAGCCTTAAATGACTTGTGCTGCTCCAGCAACGGGTTTCCGAGATTCTGAATCACCGGACGAACCGGCTCAGGAGCAGGAGCGGCAGCGGGAGCCTTCAAGCTGGCCTCCAGAGCGGAGAGCTTCGCCAGAATAGCGGTGAGGTCAACGGAAGCGGCAGAAGCCGCAGCAGGAGCCGCAGCCGCCACAGTAGTGTTGTCGGACATATGTGTGTCGGTTGTTTGTGCAGGTTGCGGCGTGTTGGTCACGCCATTCTGTCCGCCAGCGTCATTGCTGCCGGTAGAAATCTTGTCTTCTGGTTCAGCGAGTTCATCGTCCTCTTCCATCTGAGCAGCCAGAGCGCGGAACCAATCGCGTCCAGCAGCACCGCCCCAAAGATTCGCGGCAACATCAGCGGGAGTGTCAGCTTCGGCTTCCAAGAACCGCTCGTTGCGATTCCACCAAGCCACCGCTTTCTTGACCTTCGCTTCCGTCGGCTCCTCACCTTTGGCGAGATTGCGAGCCTCAATCACAGTGGCTTCCTCAAGACCGGAACCGCCAAGCCCTTCTTCGTACTGACGGATACCGCGCTCCAGATTGGTTTTAACAGTCGGCGGAGCAGTCTTAGCAACCGCTCGCGGATGCCACTTCGCGGCCATCGCAAGCTGCTTGATGGGCTTATCGACCAGACCGAAGGCAATCGCTTCTTGGGTCGTGAACCAAGTCTCAGCCTTCATCGCAGCGCGAATCGCTTCGGGAGACTTGCCGGTCTTCTTGGCGTACACCCCAACCAATACTTCGGCGTGTTGATCGAGCGCATCGGCCATCTTCCGCATATCCTCCGAAGTGCCGGAAGTCATACCGGAAGGATCGTGAATCATCATCAGTGCAGCGTCTGCCATTTCCACTTTGTCACCGGCAAGAGCGATGATTGAAGCGATAGAAGCAGCGATGCCAACAACGCGAGTGGTAACAGGAGCTTGCCGTCCGCGAAGCTGGTTGTAGATCGACAACCCATCCCAAACATTGCCTCCGGGGGAGTTGATCTCGACCAAGAGCGGATTCTTTCCGCACTCATTGAGAACGTCGGAAAATTGCTTTGCGCTGATGCCAGAACCTCCAAACCAGTCTTCGCCGATCTGATCGAAAATCTGAATGGTAGCGGTTTCACCAGCGGAAGCCGCCGGTTGGTAGTAAAGCCAATCAGTCTTTTTGTTCATTCGGTTTTCTTGGCTCTCGGTTTGCGGATCTTTTTGACAGAAGCGGTCACTGACGTTTCATCAACAACGACTGATGAATCTCCACCTTCAGACGGAGCAACTGGCGCGGGAGGGTTTTCGTTTTGACTGCTTGTGTCAATAGCAGTGACCGCGACGCTCGGAGCTTTCTCTTTTTGAACAGTCGAAATCTCGGAAACATCCAGTCCGTACTTATCAGCAAGCTGACGAACGAACAAAGCTTGTTGAGCTTTAGCCTCTAGAGCAGAACGCCAATCAAGTCCACGCGCACCATACACTTCGTCGTAAGTGACAATGCCAGCTTCCAGTTCTGCAAGTTGAGCCGCAGAGTTACGGCCAACGTCAACATTCGGAGAGCGCGGAGCAGTGATCGCAACTTCGTACCAATCCGAAGGGGCATCGTTCAACGTCGGATCAGTCTTGATAGCGTACTCCATGACGTATTCATAAATACGCCGAGCCGCTGACGACATCACTTGATGCCGAGACTTGAACCAGACCGCAGACATATCTAGCGCACCGCGGTAGACTGTCCCCTGCATGGATTCTGGATAAACGAGAACGTACGGAATACCAACACCAGCACAGACCTTTTCGGTCAGTTGTCGCCAGTATTCCCGCATATTGACTCCGGGTCGCTCTGTAGCGAACTGCTCGAAACTGTCTCCGTTCTTGAGAACTTTAACAGACGACCCAAATACCTGTTCGTAATAGGTCTCCGCAGTGTTCTGCGTCGCTTGAGACATTCCGCCAGACCTAAGGCTGGAAGCTTGGACCTCACCAGAAACCGTCTTTACGATCTGAGCGACAGAAGCTCCAAGCTTGCAAGCTTCCATCTCAAGCTTCTGGAGATCATCAAGATCGTGCAGGTCATTGATGACGCAAGAGACAAACGGAATGCCGCGAAGCTGACCAGCGCGGTTTGGCTCGTAAATGTGGACAACCGAATCAGAACCAATAGAGCGAACGTCGGTCAGATTACCCTGAGTCTTCTCTGACCCGATGTAATACGCGACCGCTCGACCAGTGCGCGGGTCAAACTTGATACCGTCAAACACGGTCAAGTCGGACTCCATACCAACCGGAGTCGCAATCGACTGAGCTTCTAGCAACTGCAAGCGCGGTTTGCCGCTCTCTCCTTTGGTTAGAAGGATGAAGCTTTCACCGTCAAAGAACCAGCCGCGAGCCGCTTGACTCATCAGCGTTCCAAACGACTGACGAGAACCGATGTCGGGATAACGGCACCAGATATCCCACCACTTCTTAGCCTTCAGATTCCAAGCCGGATCGCTTGAAGAAGGCTGAACGCTGAAGTTTGATCCGACAGTGTAGCTCTCAAACAGATCACCCAATCTGTTCAAAACTGCGTTGTTTTGCTCGAAATATCGGCTCTTGCGGACAATCGCTTGCCGAGTCGAACTAGTGACATCAAAGCGAGCCGAAGTGTATGACGTATCGAGATACGAACGACGCAAGCTCTGTTGCGCTCCTTCGTACTTGTTAGAAGGAGCCGGAAACAGCTTGTTGGCGATGGTCTGAAGGATTCCCATTAGCTCATCCTCACCGTCGGCTCGCGTCGAAATTGAGTGAAATCTCCGTAGTAACGAGTCGTGGAAACCAGAATGGTTCCAAGCATCTTGTTGTAGATCTGGAGATCAGTCGGGATTGTGATGCCATCACCAGCGAGCAACGTGACGGCGTAATCGTAATCGCTCAGAAGAGATTCCCACATTTCCAACATCTCGATTGGCGCAGCGGTACCCTTTCCGGGTTCAGCGAACTCAACCGAAACGTCAGAAGAAGAAGTTGAGCGTACAATCTGACCGGACTCCTGCGAATTAGCAGAAGCGGTCAGCTTTGCAGTCAAAGCTTCCAGCAACGACAAAGCACCTTTGCTCGCGTAGGTTGTACGCAAGTAGGAGCGTTTGGTTGCGACAGTGTATGTGAACACTTGCGCGGACTATCCACAGCGGACTTGTTGTGTCAACTGCCAGAATTTTCGGAAGTGCTAGATTTCAAGTCGTTCCACAACATCACCATTGCCAACTGCATCAACTCGCAATCGTGCAAATGGTCCGGCCAACGAGTGTTTCGTTTGAACCACAAGTGTTTGATTCTGCCGGATCTGTTAGCGGTTGGCTTCAGAACGTGACTGTCCAGATGCTTCCAGTATGTGTCAGAATCAGCCGCAAATGCCCCTTCAGCGTCGAGCGGAGCGGGTAGGCTGCACACGGTCCACTGGTTAGTCTCCGATCCTTTACGGAGCCGCTGGAGAACTTCTCGCATATGCTCGGTGTCAAAGACCAAGAGCGGCTGGACGACATCCGTTCGCATTGATGTCGAAGTCGTTATGCCGAAGGGATGAATCGAGCCGGTCTTGCTGGTGAACCGCGCTCCGGTCTCTCGACCTTTCATTGGCATCCAGCCGATGAGCATTGGCTTTCTCAAGCCACCTTCGGGCGGGTATCGCAAGCCGCACGGGTAGTTGATGGGACTGGAACTGCTCTGAGAGTGTTCCGCGCAAGCATCGTACACCGCTTGAGTGTTGAAACCGGAATCAACTCCAACGTCCATGTCATGCACTTTGTATTGGAGCTGAACCCGTCGGAGAGCGGAAAAATCGTCCGCATGACCAGCGGAAACCAAGCGCGAGTTTCCACCGGACCATTCGCGGCAGACCCACCAGATAAACGGAGCGGCGGCTTGAACGTCTGCGGTAAGATATCGTCGAGCCTCTGGCATCTCCGTGTCGGAAACCACTTCAACCCGTTCTTGTTGCGAGTCTTGGTTTTCCCACGGTTCCGCGAGCATACCGTTGACGAACCCCTGCAATCCCATCATGGACGCTTTGGCCTCCAAGAATGCGACCGCGAGATTGCCCCAAGTGCATTTTCGATCCGGTGAATAGAGGCTCGAAAGATGGTAGCTTCTGACGCTCGGAAGGCTTGCTTTGTTCTCTGCAATCCACCGTCCATGACGCAGGCCGGCAACCTTTTGAGAGTCAGAAATCTTACCCTGACAAAGCTGGCAAACGTAGTGTGCAGAAGTGCGAATTACCTGCCAGTCCGGTCTTCCTTCTTCAGTCTTCGCGTTGTCCCAAGTGACTTGCCTCCATTCTAGCTTGATGAACTCGCGGCAATGCGGACACGGGATGTAGAATCTGCGCTGATCTCCGCGAAGATAGCGTTGCCAGATTCGTCCTTCTGATGTCGTCGGAGTGCTGGTGAAGAACGCTTTGGAACTTGAGAACGCTTTGAGCCGTTGCTCTGCGAGATCCAGAGCGTCTGCTTCCTTCGCAGTGGCTTCCGCAAATTTGTCCACTTCATCGGCCACCAAGATTCGGACGGGTCGAGACGCAAGATTGGCTGGCGAATTGGACCCGACGAAGGTCAACGTGCAGCGGTCAAACTGCTGCTCAAGATTGGTGATCTGGTCTTTATCAGTCGGGAACCGCGCAACCATTGCTGGCGAGTCTTCCAGCATTGGAAGCCAGCGACTCTTAGAGAAGCTACGAGCCAGATTCTCTGAAGGCATTAGCCAAAGTGCTGGAGACGGCTCAACGTCGATGGACCAAGCCAGACCGGCCATTAATGTCGTCGTCTTGCTGGTCTGAGATCCCCAACAGAGCGTGACTTCAGATACTGCCGAATCTTTCCAGCACTCCAACGGCTCGCGGCAATATGGTCTGACTGCCGTTGAGAAAGGTCCGGGGTGTTCAGTCTGGCGTTGGCTCAACGACAGATTGGCTTCGGACCACTCGACAACGGACTGTCGCGGAGTCGGTCGCCACAGTTGCCGTCGAAACTCCAAGATTTCCCGCTCTAAGTCTGTCATTAGAACAACTCCGTTTGACCGCTTTTGATCTGGTAGATTGTCGCACCTCTCATGTCGATCATGCCCACCCGCTCAGTCCGTCCGTTGACCGTCTTATCGACCGCTTGATGATTTGCCGCCCACGATCCGCCTTTATTGAAGATCTCTTGCATCATCACCAAGTCGTCGTCGAACAAATGCAGCACTCCGAAGAACGGAACGCGAAGCTCTTTTGTGACCATCAACGCAGCTTGCAGCTTAGACCAAGAGATCATCCAGCGATTGCCGAATGTCGTTTGCAGCTTTTCGAGACTGTAATTCCGAGTTTTGACCTCATAACTTCCGACAATCTGGTGATTTGACGGGTCGTGGATGAAGCCGTCGATGCGCGACGGTTCATCGTTGGAGATTCCAAGAAACTCAAAACCCGTCTGACGCTCGATGGCTTTGAGAGCGATCCGGTTGTGACGGAGCGATTCTCGGCCCTCTGCGGTCTGGCATTTTAGGATTTCCACGGGTCTGTCTGGTGCAGAGTTTTGAGACACACTTCTTGTACCCAACGCTCAAGCTCGCGCTCGGCGTGTTCTGGGTCATGCGGAGCAATGCGACCGGCAAGTTGCTTTGGCATCGCTTTTAGAAGGCTCGCCACCGCCCCATCGTGTTCTTG